AATCTCTGAATATGTACCAGCTTCATTTGAGGCACCTGTTGTGTCAGTGTCACCACCCGTAGTGGACTGTGTTGACGCAGTGGTGGCGGCTGGCCTGTCGTTGTCGTCGTTGTTATTTACAATAGTTCTAGTCGCAGCCGACTTGGTGGAACTGTCTTCGTTATTGTCAAAGAATGTGAACTCACCACCCGTAGTGAACATATTGCCATCGCCATCCTTATCAAAGGCGTTGTTAATCGCCTTCCCAGCGACGAAAGCTACTGGATTTGCTACCAAACCAACTACGTTAGCAACTGTCTTGAATATACTGTCGTGACCACTCGTAACGGAGTTGCCCGTTTTATCATTGACGAGTTGACCATTCACATAGGATTTCCCATCGAAAGGTGTGCTGGCATTGGTCGCGTCTTGATAGCTTGTGTTTTGATTTACCCTGCTACCATCAGCGTTTACGAGGACACCGTTCTCGTAGGACATGCCATCGCCTGGGGTGAGCCAGTTAGCAAGGTCTTGACGAATTGAGTTGTCGCCTTGCGAGTTGCTGGAACTTGAGTTGTTGTTGCCCCCACTATTCGTAGAGGTGTAGGTGTTTGTCGAGGCGTTGTAGGTCTGGCCCTGCTCCGCGTCACGCTGTTTAGCAAGGTCATTTACTTCTTTAGTCCACGACCCACCACTTTCCTTTAGAGCAGCATTCAATCTCTCTTGAGTGGTGTTGAACTCACGCAAACCTGTGCGCGGGTTAGTGGTCCCCGCCCCAATCTTTTCGAGAAGGGCGACTTCCTCTGGCATAACGTGGACAAGCTCACTGTCCCCATTGCGGCCCATGTTAGCCATAGACTCCGCAATCCGTTTCATTTGATCGTGGGTTAAATCATTAGACATTGGTGATAACCGCCGCCAATGTCACTTCAACATCGGTCATGTTGTTCGCAGACGAAACGGTAAAAGCTATCTCCTTTGACGTTGTTACCGCATCAATAGCTATTGAGGCAGACAAGTTCTGTTCTGTTAATGTGCTTGATGCAGCAACCAAATCACCAGCGTTAATACCGTTGATCTTTAATTGTACGTTGCCCGATCCACTGTTGCTCTTTACTGCAATGGCGTCGATACGCACGTTCTGTTTGAACGCACGGGTAATTACATAATCCCCGTTTGTTATGCTACCTGATTGCTGGAAAAAGAATGAACGAGTGGCGAATGTGTCGGGAAGCTGGGCGATTGGGAGTTTGCCCGTTGCGTCCAAACCAGCCACACCATCCGCTGCGCCGATATAAGTTTTCGGAACAAGAGCGGTGAAATCAACATCAGCAAATTCCAAGCCGCCGCCTGTTGAGTTTACGCGGAGAAACTGCAAACCGTTGATAGTGCCGAAGGCGGGAATGCCCGTGTCGGGACTTGTCAAAAGCCAACCTGTTCCGTTGTAGAATTTGAGTACGTTTGGGCTACTCGCCGTGTCCACCCACATGTCACCCGCATTAGCAGATAGAGGTTCGCTGGACGAAACATACACACGGCCACGATTGGCGAGTAATTCAGTCACACCCTCAACCTTAGAGCGGGGAATGTCTGCGTCCTCGATTGCAAGTTTGTTGTAAGGGATCAAACCATTTGTGTTGGTGAACTTATCCTCAGTCATCAAGCCAGACACGCGAACCTGTGACGTGTCTTCTACGATTATGAATGTGACCAAATCACCAGCCGTTAGAGCCGATGTGAAGGTAATGGTCGAGTTGGCTGGCTGTTGCGTATAGTCGTTAGTACCGCCCTGACGTTGAAGAACACCGTTGCGATAAACTAAAACTTTCTGGTCGGCAGAGTGAACGAATGGGAACACCGCTTGCGATGTACCAGCAATAACATCCTCACGAACAAAGCCAGAGTCGTTTGCCGACTGAACTTTGTAAATTGTTATCAGATCATCCGCGTCCGTAGCGGTGGTCAAAGTAACAGTATTCGCAGACGCGCTATTAGTATAATCAGCCGCCGCCAAAAGTGCGCCGTTCAAGTACACTACAATTGCGTCAGCTTCCTCATGGATGAAGTTGAACACTGTTGTACCTGTCGGATACGCAATATTACCATCACCATCTGCCTCATTAACAACAACATCGAAACGTGAAGAGAACAAAGGCGCACCAATCGTGCCTACATCAGAACCAGCAGCCCCGCGAATTTGATCGACGGTTGCAAGCTGTTTCCAGCCAATCTCGGCTTCTGTGTACTCACCAACGCGGTACTGCAAACCTTCAATGTTGTCTTTGCGAAGCTCTACTGGTGCTTTAAGGATGCCATCTGTGTCGAAAAGCTTTTTCAAAAGCTCTGCGATGGTTTGATCTCCAAGTTCACTTGAGTTGAGGTAACGGACAATGTTCTCAATATCCGCACCGATGTTGCCACTTGATGTGTGGTTTCCTGGGTATAGTACCTTTAGACGAGCCATCTTATTTCTCCTTGTGCATTAAGAACGCGAAACTGATAACTGTTACATCAGAGTTTACGTCTTTTTCATCTGTGCGGAACCGAAGCCTGACCCCGCGAAATATGTGATTGAATGGGAACGAGTAGTCAGATTTTAAAGGTGCATCGCCCCAATGCGTGTCGCCCTCAATGCGATCAAGGTTTACCTCTATAGTCGCCATCAAGCGGTCCTCGTCATCCAAAGCATCAACGTAAAAACGTCCTCGGCCCGTAGCTTGTAGGATCATTGAGTGTGTGCGCTTGCTGTTTAAAAAATCGCCTAACCATAAGACAGGCGTTTCAGCGATCATCGGTGAACGCCGCAAGTCAGATAAGCCTGTGTCTTGGGTGATCACGCGATCCGTAGCCTCGTACACCCCATCGGCTGTACCAAACATTAATCTGCCGCCCAAAAACGCACCACACCTCGGTAGCAGTGTGTCGCCCAATTGGAAGTTCACCATTTCGTAACCAGAACGGAAGTTCATGGATAGACGCTTGGTTTGCGTACCCCCAGGACGGGGGAAGAATACGTGATAGGTTTGAGTGTCCTGATCATAAACCGCACTAATCATTCGTGGGTCTGGCGTTGTCTTCACAAGCTCTTGGTAAAGCGGCTCGACTTCATCAGACAACGAAGCTTCCGCGATAGTAATACCGTTTTGTTCGCTGCGCATGATTGAGTGAATGCCTCGGCGTGAACAAAATAAAAGGTCTGATCCAGCGTTCACAATTGAGTTGTGGCTTATGCAACCAATGCGAAGGTTGGCGCGAGAGTCGAGTTGCCATTGCTCAAAGTCAGGGTCGATGATGTAGACGAGTGTTTGGTCTTTGGTGAACACGGCAAGGCGGTTAGCCTCAAAAGTTCCCAAGCCTGTAATTTCATCGGCTGTACCAATCAGATTGGAAATGTCGATGAACGAAGCACGGGTCACTTCCTCAGTGATAGCCTCTTCCTCAAGAAAGATGTCGGGGTTATCGACGCGACTAAATTCAATCGTGGTTGGTCTATCCTTAAAACCAGCAACAGCCAAACGCCGCTGAATAGGAACGCCGAATGATGGAGTTATGGAAGTCGTTGCTGTGTCGAACTGAAATCCATCGTAACGATACATGCGGGTGTTCTCGGAAAAGATATGCACCTTCCCCTTGAAGTTTGTCATGCTGACAATTGCGCCTTTTTGATACGCTTGGTCTACCCTGTGACCACGATCAGAGGCGAGGTGTGTATCATTAGCATCTTCCTCGGCGTAGCAAACACCCTCACGATTGTAGAAGCGCAGTGCCTTGACAGGGAACCGATTGGAACCAGAGTGCAGAAAGAATTTCGGATCGCGGATTAGCTGCCCACGGTAATCAACATAACAGTTATCTAACACCCAAAAGTTTTGCTCTTTCTGAGTTTCCATAGCTGTAATGTCGCGTGAACGATCAATGCCGCGAAAACCATAGTAAGTGGTCGCGGAGCTTTTAATCGCTATGGGAGCATAACTAAGTCTTGCCATCTAGTAATACCGCTGGTTTGAACCACCGTCCCTTATGTTGACAACGATCTTTTTGTTTCCATTGGTTCGCGTAAACAGGGTGTCGGTTAGGTTGGATTGGTATATCTGTAAGAAGACCATCGCCTTGTCTGATCCCTGTTGGAGTAAGTAATGCGCGGTCAAACCATCAATCATTACCATGTCTGGGATGTCGCGGCTTTCCGTAGGGTCATTGTAGTAGTTTATGTCTCCACCCGACCAATACGGGTGCTTGCGAACTTCCTCGACAACCCGGTTGGCAAGCTCAATCATCATCATCATTACTTCGCCATCAATGCGGCTAGGCGAGAAGTTACCAGCCCGTACTAAAGACGACCTTACCAAGTCTTCTAGGGGAGAAAATTTCTCCTTACCCGCCGCAAACGGCTTTACTACGGACTGCTCTGCCATCAGTCATCCTCGGCTGGGATAATGCGCCCCGACCAAATGTGGTGGTGCTTCATTGCACTAGAAACAATGTCGGCTGGCACTTTCCAAAAAACATGTGTGCGGCCTGTGTCCCATGCACCGCGAACCTTCACGTCACCAACTCGCAAATCAAACACAGAAGCCTCTTCACCCGTCGAAACAAAATAAGTAAATGGCGATGCCGCTTCCTTCTTGGGAGCGTGGCTTTGCTTGGCTTTGCGTTTAGCCTTGGTTGTTGTAGGCTCTTGTTCTACCCAAGCCTCATTCTGAGGTGTGGTCGGATCATCTGCGATGTAGTGACCGTCTTCGTTACGTGCGCGTTTCTTCGCCATAAAAGTATCTCCTAATGATGGTTCACCTTTATTTATCCAGATTTTATCACCCTTAGTCGTCCCTAAAGAAAAGGGCGACCGAAGCCGCCCTTAACTAATTTAACTGCATCAAAGGTTACGCTACTGCGTCCCAATTTTTGATGTATGTGTGTACCTTGTCTTGGAGCAATTCGAGGCCACATTCAGTCAAATATTCATGTTTGACTGCATCAGCATCGGGACTTTGACGATCACGCAAGAGTGCAGTGTCGCGGCCTTCCATGTAGCGATACTTCAAGTATGGGAAGTCCACAATCACCGCTGCATTTTCCATCCCAGGAACCATGCGGAACTGTGGGTGAAGATGGACCGCAAGCGTTCCAGCAAAGGTTTCGTAGCCCGTAAGTGACGTGCCATACGTGTCGTCAATAACATGGGGGGACCAACGGTCCTTACCAAATTTTTGAAGGTGTCCAGCGACTTTGGCACCGCAGAACATGATCTTTTGTTTGCTACCATACGCAAAGATGTCTTCGATCAACGAGCGATCAAACTGGTCTTCTGTCATCGTATTTGATGCAGAAGAACGGTCAATCACATTAGATAGAGTGTTGATCAAACCACCTGTGAAGCGACGAGGTTGGGCTGTTGAACCCGCGCTCTCGTTTTTCTTACCGAAAAACATTGCGCGTTCAATGTCCATCATGTGCATTTTCAATGCTTTAGTGGCCATCTCGTCTTCTTTGTCACCAGTGCGCAAGTTAGTTGCACGTAGTGTTTCGGTGACTGTGAAGGCCGTGCGGAAAATCTGAGTGAAATTTTCTGACACGGTTGCGTCGAAGCTTACGCCAGTTGGAGAGTTCGCGCCCTCTTCATATGCTGTACCAGCAATGAACAAGTCGGCCCCGTCTGCGATCTGGTGGTTTGTACCGCCAATGTTACGCTCTACAACCAAGCCTGTTGCCGAAGCGTCAGCGGTAGTACGCATAACTTCGCCAGTTTGGGCGTTCACAATGATAGAACCCGCAACGGCAAACAAGTTGTCGTTACCAGCATCAACTGTGATAGATGTAGTAGAGGCAGAAGCTACCGCACCGTTTACTGTAAGCGCACGGTTGGGCAATTCGTCTCGAAAATTTTTGTACGACGCGTCGTCTGTTGCCTCTGACCCTGTCATTGCTAACATAGCGTTCAGCGGTGCATTGCCATTTGGCTCAAGCAGACTAAAAAGTTCGCGGTAATTTTTGGGGCGAAAGTCACTGTCAAACTGACCTGTACCCCGAAGACCTTGAATACCAGCCATTGCTGATCTCCTTTTCTATAGGTGTTACGTTTTATCGGGGGACGTTGTTTAGACGCGGAAAACACGCGACCTTACAATTCCCAAGGGGTGAACATGAAGTTGAAGCCGTAGCGTCTGTTCACCTCTAATATGTGGAATTGTCAGTCGCGTGTCGTCCCTAATTTTACTGATTGCGATCAGCAATCGCTTTAGCCGCCATACGAGCCATAGTCTGATCACCCTTCGCTTTCGCGGGTGCAGCCGCAGGGCTACCTTGCTGTGTTTGCAAGAAAGCTTGGCGACGAGAAGACATGTCCTTTAGACGTTGAAACTCAGGAGTGTTACGCTGATTTGCGAAGTCTTGCACAACCTTCATCGTTAGATTGGTGTCTGCAAAGTCCTCGGCAGTGTAGCCGCGCTCACCAGCATAGGCTTGGAAATCCTTAACAGCATCGTCGGGCAATCCAGCCGCTTGTTGAGCGCGGTCCAAGTTGTTGCGTATGCTTTGCTCAACAGCTTGCATCCGATCACCTTGTGCTTGCTGTGCAGACTGAACCCCTTGCTGGGCTTGCTGGCCCATGCGTTGGTTCATTTGCTGCATCATCTGCATACCCTGACCAAGACGTTGCTCCATCGCATTCAAACGTGCAGCCGCTTCCCGATAACCTGGGGGAAGGCTAATGGCATTTTCGTCCTCATACTTCTTAAACTCATTATCCAAGTTAGGCTGTTGAGCATTCGGGCTGGGCTGTTGAGGTGCCGATACGCCTTGCTGCGCTGGGCGTGTTTTCCCCATCTGTGCGTTCTTAGTGTAAGCTTTCATAGAAGCTTGCATAAGCTTTGCTGCCGCATTGCCATCAATGCCACCAGCATTCATCATCTTTTCAGCCAAATCCATAACTGGCTTCATCTGTGCTTGCTTGTGGTTCAAATCGCGGTAACGCTCGAATGTACTTGAAATCTGTTGAGGCGTAAGCTCACGATCTTTGTCACCCATCTTGATCTTATACATGACTGCCGCCTCTTGCGACTTGTCACCTTCGGTTTGAGGTGAGGCAACTTGTGCCGCTTGCTCTTGAGGGGTGGCATTAGCAGCGGGTGCCGCCGCTTCCTTTGGTGCCTCGCCGCCCAATTGCTTTGCCGCAATACGTGCGAGTTGATCTTGGTTCTTATCAGCCATTGTTAAATCCTTTCTCAGCCGTAGCGGAGTGTGTTGCTTGTTCGATTGCCATTTCACCTTCAAGTTTATGTATTAGGCGTTGTGGCACATTAAGTAATTGTTCAGCCGCCCAAATAGCTCCACGCTGGAAATCCATTTGTTGCTGCGTCATGTCGGGGGTTCGGGCCATGCTCAATGCGAGTTGTAACATTTCATCGTGCATGACCTTGTTTATTTTTTCCCATCCCCGACTTTCAGAAAGTTGGATCAGGTCTTTAACGTCAGATTTAAGTGTCATAGTTATTTGGAAACTTTCATTCCTGATTTTGGTTTCTTTTTAATCGGTGCCTTGCCAGGTTTGGTCATGCCGCATCCTGTCTTGCGCAATGCTTTACTTGGACCCTTTGCCATTCTTAGTTCCTTTCTTTTTGGGAAAACCTTTTTTCATATTTGAGTAAGCCTTGTCTGAAATCGTTGAGTTCGATTTACTTCTCGACGTGCCAGCTTTTTTTCGTTTGTTGATATTGCGATATAAACTCATTACTTACCC